TCTTCTTGCTTTTTATTTACAGGAAAATCTGATATAGGTAGTTTATTTGTTTCTCTACCTATTACTTTACCATTCTCATTTCTTTGCAAGTCTATGAATTCATATCCATAGTCTTTCTCCGCAATTCTTCTTTCTTGAGCTGCTATCAAGTGTGTAGGAAATACAGACACTGATCTATGATCAAAAGCTTCCTTAATATTTCTTGGATGCTGTGAAATCCTTAGCTGATAGTCTTCAGGAGATAATTCTTTTTTCCATTTAGCAAACTGCTCTTCTAGAGCTTTTAGTGCTTCCTCTACTTGAGAGTTACCATACTCATCAATATATGGAGGCATTGACCATTGTTCAGGAATAAAAAGACCTGAGATACCTATAGTACCTTTACCATCTAAAAGATTTGTTTCTACTGGAAAGATATCTTTTGCTAAAGGATTAAGTATCATATCCTTCAAAGGAAGACACTGTGATAAATCCCCTACTGAACCTGCAGCTATAAAAACCCCTGTAGTAACTAAACCAGATCTCATTGCAGGACGCATATACTCATATGTCTGATCCATCTTTGGTGCAATACCAGCCTCCTCATGGAAAAAGTATTTAACAGGACCCCCTACACCATTTGTAGGATCTTTCTCAAATGACATACCTTGTATAGTACCTTTAAGACCTACTTCAGTTTTTCTACCACCTTTTCTAACTTCAATCTTCTGCTGCCACATTAAAACCTTTTGAGGGTTCATTGGTCTATACCAAGCAGTATGTTCATTAAGAAAGGCACCATATTCATCTAAGAATTTCCAAGAACCTTTCTCATTTATATAGTCTTTTAAACTAGCTCCAAGCTTTAAAGTAACTCCGGGCTCAAACCATTGCTGGTTAATAAGCTTTGCTATGTGAAAATAAGAAGAAGCAATCTGTCTTTTCTTTAGTATTGCTACATGCTTGTAATTCAACTCAGCTAAAAACTCATACAGTGCCATATGATACTGAGCATCCCTGATATCAGCAAATCCAAACTTCTGTATTTCTTTGTTAAAGATTGGTAAGAAGTTTAACCACATGTAATACTCACGGGTTAGAAACCATACCTTACTACCTTTCTTGTAAAGTACACCTTTCCTGCATTTTTGTTTTTGATCATCCCAATAGTTAATATAATCTTTAGACCTAAGAGGATGCTCACAATAGTAACCCAGATCATTAAATTTTTTAGCTTGAGATATAAACTCTTCTGTTGTTTCATCAAATTCATATTGACCAGGTTCTTTAAAATAGTTAGCTAAATATTCAGCAAACTCCTCCCTTGTTTCAAAAGAAGTTTCTGTCCAGACACCATTGTCCCAAGTAGGTATGTTTTGCCAAATGTCACTCATTATTGATCATATGCTAATCCTTGACCACCTCTTACTTTGCTTTGCTGCTCTTCTTGCAAATCTTTATAAGCACCTTTAAATGACTTTCTGATACTATCAAAATCTTTTACCATGGCTCTTACTTGGTTTATGTTACCGTCTTTACCATCAGTAATTTGCACAGTAGACATGTACTTAGCTATTTTATCCAAAGCTTTCTTGATTCCTTCATAAGCTCTAGATGTAGGTGTCTCATACATTCTTCTGCAAAAAGCTAATGCTGTAAAGATATCATCATCTTCCACACTAAACTCTGCCTGTATCTCTCTTAGTATAATATCTTCCTTGTCTATTTCAGGTGTGTGAAAAAAAGGATTACTGTCAGGATCAGGACATGTCATATAGAATAAATACTTATAAATACTTAAGTAGTCTTCTGGATAGTTATCCATAATGTCTTTTAAAGACTTTAAAGTATAGCAATGCTCTGTAGGAACTATTGCACCATTTTGTATATCAAAAAGTTTAATTATCATTTTTTCTTAAGTTTATCTTTATTATCTCGCAACCAACTGATTATATTAATAACTTCATCTTTTAGATAAGGTACCGCAATTGGTATAACTTCTTTTACTACAGGATCTCCATTCTCATTATATTTAGTTATTGGATATCCATATTCATTCTTAGCTTCTTCTTCAAACTTTACATGATGGATAAACATTTTACCTGGCTCTAACTTAGGATTATGTTTTATCATCATATACATATAAATACTCAGCTGTAAAGAATAATGATAGAAATTACAGTCATCTAGATGATTTAAGGGAGCATTCATTTTTTCTGAAATACCCTCCCAGTTTTTATAAGATTCTGTTTTTATTTCCTTATTTGTTTTATAGTCAATGATGTGTATTTTACCATTAACTACTTCTATAAGGTCTGCTTGTCCACAGATTCCTGCAGATTTTAGATATACCAAATGTTCTGGGTAAATACCATCTGTAAGTTTTTGAGAAGGAGCCATCTTTAAACCGTCCTTCATTATAGGTGATACAACTGGTATAGGGATACCTTCTTTTTCTATTGATGCTAAAGAGCATATATCAGCTTCTCTTTGGTTGTGATAATAGGTACCTAAGCCCATTGCTCTTTCTGATTCACTATTCCAAATCTCTTTAATCTTTTCCGGATCTATATTGAACCATTTAGACTTCTTAGCTTTAGAAACTTTATTAGCTACCTTATCTGCATCAAAAGGTTTCTTAAAATTTGAAACCAATGTAGTCACACTAATCCATTGGATATTTTCTTCAGGATTAATGCTTTTATAACTATGGTCTTCATCATTAAATACTATACTCATAATTCTTCTAGTTTATCTTCATCTTCTTCACTAATAACTGCTTTCCATTTACCCAATGGACACTCAGAAGAAAGTGATCTTGTTTTAAAAGATAAAGAACAACCACATTCATTGCAGCAGGGAGCTGTGCCTGGTACTGCACATTTATCTCCTTTGCTATCACAAGAATTACAAATACTGTATCTGTCTTTGGAAACTTCTTCTACAAATTCATTTTTAATAGCAGCATTTTTAATGCCTTCCATGATTTGCTTTCTGTTTTTCCATATGTCACTTAGTCTTGTCATTTTTGAATTGATCTTTGCGTTCTTCTTCTTTAAGTATAAGCTCGTGTAAATTTGTAAGTGCTTTAAGTTTTTCTTCTATAGTCTTTTTGTTGTGGTACCCTTTCAATGTTGCTGTGCTATGATTAGGTAAATTCTTAGTGTATTTTTCAATTGTATTTTCAATCTTAAGTTTTCTAGCTACAAAGTGTCCTAAACCTAATACATTTATTCTTGGATGTTTTAAACCTGATAAGTTTTCTCTTAAATCTTTATAGGTAAAATCTACAATCTTCTCTATCAAAGATTCTGAAACATCTAATTCTTCTGCTAGTTCTTTATACAGTTCCCGTGCTTTCTTTGGAATCATGTGCTAAAAACTTAAAATCTAATAATATTGTGCCCTCAGTCTGTACTTTTATTGCGGGATTTAATCTAATTACCTTTTTATTATCAGAGTCTTTAACTACTAAGTCTTTTTTAATTGCTTTATTTATACAGTTTCTTACTGTTTGAGGAGACTTAAATATCCAAGATTCCTCTGAAGAAGCATCATAACAAAAGCTTGTTAACTCAACTGGTTCATTAAAGCTTAATAATGTAAGGCAATTTAAGTCAGAATCACTCACTGTTATACGGTTAATATAACAGTGAGTAAGTATCTGATATTTAACCAAATCCCATTTAGGCATCTGCACCTGTTTCTTAACTTGGTTAACTAAAGCCATAACTATCCTTTTTTAAGTTTACGTCCTTTTGGTTCAGGAGCATTCTTAGGTTTAGGCATTGGTTTGCTTTGAGGCTGATCCATTTCTTCTTCCTCCATTTCTGGAGCTTGCATCATCATAGCAAACTGCATTTGGTAATTAGCTCTTCTAAATCTTTGCTCTTCAATGTCTGACAACATTTTTTCATACTCATGCTGAGCTTTTAGATAAGGCATTGATTCTTCATAGAACTTAAGCATCTCATCCTTACGTGCTTTTAACTCCTCTTCCGTAAGGTTTTCTTGTTGGTTTTCCATAATGTTTTATTTATGTTTACTCAAATATACAAAAAAAGTTTAAACTGTAAACATTTAAAAACAAAAAGCTTGAGTACATTATATACCCAAGCTTGAATAAAAGCACGTTCGGAAGTTATCTGCTTTTAATAGTAAAGTTCATAAAGGTTAATAGATAGAACTTTCTTGATATGTCTACTTCTATACCAAAGATATCAAAGAAACCTATTCTTAATTTAAATATGAATTTATCCCACTGCTTATTTTTTACCTTCCAGTTATTTCTAAATTTCATTTTACAAAGTTTTTAACATTTCTATTAGCTCAGGCTGAGGATGACAATCAGACTTGTCTGATCTGTAGCTTACATGTGTATATACTCCTGGTTTCCCTGATAGTGCTGCTGAGTTCAAATCCCAAATGCGCTCGTCATAGTCTAAAGGGATGTTATATCTCTCGTTCCAAAATACAAGCAATTGTCTAACTGATTCTATCTGAGCATCTGTGTACTTCTCAAATGCTTTGTATCCTCTAAAACCTTCAGGGTACTCCTGAACATTGTCTACTTCTTTGCCTGCCCAAGACACCCACTTATCACCTTTCTTCTTAAGACCTCCCCATGAATCTATCTCTATGCCTATAGACTCCATATCATTTCTTCTGTATCTTAAACCTAAAGAAACGTGGTCATCACCATTCTCTCCTAGATGATATGCCCAATACTTAGATGAGAATGCTTGATGAATTGTACCATCTCTACCTATAAGTATGCAGGTTCCAACTCTCTTACCATCCTTTAGCCACCAATTGATATCACCATTCACACCATCACCTGATGCTGTATGATGCAAAACTATCTGCTTCTTGTCATAGACAATTTTCTTATAGTCCTTCTCTGTAAAATCGTGTTGAACAATTTTACTTAGATCTAGCTTTTCCATGGTTTAATTTTTATCAGTTGGAATATTACAATTCCTACAGCTATGAGAAATAGTAGCCACATAAGATTCTTTATTGATTCGCCTAGCTTTTGCCAAAATGACTTTTCTTTCTCATAGTAGTGGACAGGAATTTCTACCTCTCTTACCACCTCAATAGTATCAGCAGCACATTCTGCTTTTACTTTTATAGTATCATAAACTTTCCAAAGCTTTACTTTCAGCCGTTCTTTCTCAATTACTACCGTATCACGTAAGTATTTTTCTAGGAATGCTGTATCCTTTTCTACTTTAGGAACAACAACCTTTACCGTATCTATCCTAATAATTGTATCTGTCTGTATAAGCTCAGGATGTTTAGTGACCAACCTAGTAAACCTTCTCTGTGGTGAGCAGCTAGTTACTGCTACTAATAAGATTAGTGATATACCTACAGCTAGAAGTTTTAGAAGATCTTTCATTTTTTAATTCCTTTTAAGAAGTTTACATTCTCTGCAATAACTTTTTTAATCTTAGCTACTGTAACATAAACTGATTTAAGTACATTGTTTCCTGAAATGTCTACCCAGTTCTCATTAATAGATCCAAGCTCAATAAGTGAAAAGATAATTAATAAACCATTTGTCAATAAAGCTTTTGTCATAAAGCTTATTTCTAAACCTATATAAGTAAGTCCTTTACAGATAAAAGGTGTTAAGAAAAAGTAGTCAATTGGAAATAAAGCTAATGCTAAAATAAAGTATCCTGCTGATTTGTATATATATCCGTGACGCAACATTCTAGATTGAAATACATCAAAGTATTTTCTTTTTTCACGGTTAGCTAACTTTTTAAGTGAGATTAATTTCACTAATGTATCTAGCAAAATCATACCCATAAGCACTATAATAGAAAGTTCTATTGGAGAAAATATTGCTAATGAGCTAAGTATAAGAGCACCTATTTTTTTCATTTTAATTTCAAATAATATAATATATAATAAAAGGTTGCTTACATAAGGAAGCTTAAATAACTCTTTGGGAAATTTAATCAGCCTTTAGTATAATATACTAAAATTATTTGATTTCAGTTGCTTCTAAACTAGTTTAAAATGTTTTTATCAGAGTTAAAACATCTGACACAATAGTATTAGCAGCATTATTGCTTCCCCATTGTGCTGTAATTTCAAGAGTATTTAATATAGTTGTATCAAAATTTGTAGTTTCAAGAGTGTTAAATCCAGAACCATCATAGTTTAGATTTGTACTTCTTACATATACAAACTGACCATTAGATAAAATTTGCGCAACTCCTGCACCACCAATTTGACGGATGACAAAGTCAGCTTCAATTTCCCAGAAATCATTAGAGGTAGCATTAAGATTCATAGCTCCTGTA